GGGTTGCAAGCCCCGCCCGGGATCATCGGTACTGGTCGTCGACGTCTACGCGCTGGAGGGTGAGCAGGTGGAGGCCTACCTCCGGGAACATAATGTAACTCTGCTGTCGTTGCAGTGGCTACACCCGGTGGACCAGTATGGCTACCTAGGGGCAACTGAGATGTACTGCACGCCGATTACGGCGAGTGTGTACAACTATGCCGTCCCTGCTAACTTCGACCGCGTCAATGTGGGTGATATGTACTATGACGAGTACTTCCACGGACGCTGGTTGAACACCTTCGGGGCTGACGTCAAGATAGTTGACGTCTACGACCTCACCGACCCGTTAATGCCTGACAGGGCTGTGTATACCCTAGTCCGCATCGAGCCGGTTGCCAGAATTGCCATCGCCCCAGGCATGACGGCCATAGAGCGTGAGACCCTAGAGGTGATCGCCTATCCCCCCGAGAAGCAGCGGGGTACGCTGATGCGCACACTTGTCCGTGAGGGCCTCGTCACCCTCGACAACGCGCACGATACCGTGGAGGCCATAGTTAAGGACCTCGCACACCGGGCAAGCGCCGCCCGAAGCAGGCACACCCCGCTCGACTCTGTGCGTGTCGGGATGTCTGAGAAACTTCAGAAGGACGCCAGCCTCACGAGCCGGCTTCCCCTCCTGACTGTCGTCTGGCTGTGGTTTGTGTCCCTACCGCTTCGCCTGCGGCTTGTTGCGTTCCTGGCCTTGTACGTGTGCAGCAATCTATTGCTCCTCGTAACTTGGTCGGCGTACGCCATGCCCGCCGCGCGCGTCGTGGGCGCCTCCGCCTGGCACAACCCGCTGAGCGTCCTGTTGCTCGCGGGCTTCGCTGTCGCCTTTGGTTTCTGGGCGCGGCAGATCACCCTCTGACGGTCCGCGCGGGCCTATATATGTGCTGTCTATTCGTCTATCCCGGATAGCACTGTATACGCCCGCGAGGGCGTCAAGGTACGGCGGGCCGAGGAGGCCTTCCGTCAATTACCCCGTGTGGCCGGTTACCACATTGGGCCACGTCTGAATTCAGACCCGGTTATTTGGGAACCGAAACATCCCAATAGCATAGAACAGGCCCTTTCACGTAACCTGTGCGAGCCCGCTGACTTTTCAGCCGACTTGCCCAGCCTAATCAGGTCATTCAATGCTGCCCTTGTGAGCGAGGGCGCAGACGCCTTAGGCGTTCGCGCTTGCAAGGCGGTAGGCCACGACGAGGCCTACTTCGTTGAAGCCCAGCGTGGCAAACGAAACAAATATATCGCGTACCTTGCTGCGCTCGTCCAAATTGTCACCGTCACCATGTTTGATTATTACGGTGCTTTTGTGCAACGTGCCAGCTTCTTTGTAAAACGAGAGGTCATGGCGCCCGGGAAAATGCCCAGGGCCATCATAGACGTGCCGAAACACGAGGTTTTGAGTTTGCGGCCCTACGACCATCTTGTAGAAGAATTCATTCGCTTGCACGCCAGCGTTAAAGGCGTGCCTGCCCAGCAACGGGCCGACTGCGTGCAAACGGCAATTGACACGCTCGGACCCGACTTATACGCTGTTGGCATCGACGACACCGCACGCGATTCAAATGTAAATATCGAGAACAAGCGGGGTTACGTCGGCTTACTTGGCCTGCTGTGCCTGTACATAAATCGCGCTGTCGTCGCGATCTACACGCGCACGCGGGTCGCCTATTCGGCCTATGGTGTGACGCTGTCTGGCAAACTGATAAATCTTGCCTCAGGCGCGTCCTATACGTCATCGCTGAACTGGTACGTGTCAATGTTCATGATGTGGTATATCTGTGAACGCTGCGGTGTCCCACGCCGCGAGCGCATGCTCGTCGCCGAAGGCGACGATTCGCTGATAATCGTGACAAACACTTACGTGAATCGACTCCGATTAGATAGCGTTGACCTGGAGGAGGTCGGCGCCATTCTCGGAAAGAAGTTGAAACTGGAGGGAGCTGCTGCGTTGCGGACTGGTGTTGTTCCGTTCGTTGGTGGCTATGTGGGGATTGTGGACGAAGTTGCTCACTTTACCCCCTCTTACAAGCGCGGCTGGATGAAGGCCGGTGTGGTGTCGCAGTTTGGCACTGACCTCTGGCCGTACCGAAAGGTTTACCAGCTATGTCGCGCGAAAGCCCAGTCTGTCGTTGACAAATACGACGCGGTACCAGTTTACTGGGCGTACGCAAATGAGTTATCCCGGATATACGGCCTCGGCGTTCGCGCCCGCGAGCCTGGCCACGAGGCCCGCGAAATCTACGCGCGGGCCGGCGTGAGCCATGATCGGCAGTATTATCTCGAGGAGGCCATTTCTTGCGGATACGCCCGGCCCCGCGACTTCTAAGCCCGTACTTACGGGCTGACTTCCCGGCTCTCTACGAACCGGATACGAGTTCTGTTGGGGTGAAACGCAATCCCCAAACATGGCAACGCGTGCCAAACCCAAGCCGACCGCGCGCCCTCGCCCGCGCGCGCGCCCGCTGGTGAAACGCCCGAACGCGAACCCTGCCCGTCCTATGTTGGACACCGCGGCCGCTGCATATGCGCGGTTGCTGGCCGATCCCTGTGACGCCGGCCTTGCCCGCCCGCTTTACATGGGTACCGGTACCGGCTATCTTACGCGGTTTACGCAGGATTACTCGTTCACAAACGACTCTGGCGTCTTTGTCGTTACCCCGTCGAACTATGGCGGTGGTACGTCGGCCACGATTCAGTCGGCAAACGACAACGCCTCCGCAACCCTCCTGACCCTCGTGAATCAGGTTGGGCCCGGCTATACTTTCCTGAACACCAACGCGGCCGATGCCCGGCCGGTTGCAGCTTGTCTGACTACCATTTATACCGGTACGGAGCTGAACCGAGCCGGCCTCATTAACCGCTGTCAGTTGACGGGTGATGCCGCTACCGGTTGGGGTGCTGGCGTGCTCTCTTATGACACGATTTCCAGCTCTTTCCCTACCGAAGACCGTACGCCCACTGGCCGCCTCGAGGTCAAGTGGGCCCCTGGGCAACGTGATGCTGATTTTTCGAATGCAGCTACCAACAGCCGTCAGCCTAATAACGCCGCACTTGCGGTTCTATGGCGCGGCCTCGGCACCTCTTCGTCTTTGAAGTTTCGCGTTACGATTGTCTACGAATGGCGGCCTCCGTCAAACGAGTCGATCGTTCTGCCCCCGTCTGCCGGAAATCCTTCCCGCAACACTGTCGAGCAAGCTGTCGGTGCACTTTATGACACCAACCCCAACTGGGCGTTTAGCGCCGCACGGGGTATGGCCCGACAAGCGCTTCCGCGTATCGCCGATTATGTACTTCCCGGCGCCGGTCGCGCAGCGTCCTACCTGCTCCAGTAATGGATCTTCCATGTCATGAGTGACTGGTTCTTGTTGAAACATGCGCGTGTTTACAAGTCCGCTTTCACAACTGTGCGTACTCACGATAGTACGCCGCTCCTCGCGTTATAGGTGCTCCTCGCATAAGAGGCTTAGCTACCCGTTGGTGCAGACTGGCCATCTATATTGGTTATAGTAACACCTGATCTTAGAATCAGACCGTTGCAAGTGAGAATTCCATCTCACTATAATTCTGACCGGAAACCAAATCCTTCCCGCTGTAACACCTGATCTTAGAATCAGACCGTTGCAAGTGAGAATTC